ACCCCCGCCATAAGCAGTGATCGTTGAAAAAGGAGACGCTCCTGTAATGGTTGTATTACCACCTTTCCCACCCTTGTTTGGATTAGATGTAGCACCAGCGCCGCCATTTCCAATCGTAATAGCGTAATCGCCTGCGCTTACCGCAGCTGTACCAGTAACAAATCCTCCAGCACCACCGCCACCTCCTCTATCTCTACCACCTCCACCGCCAGCGCCGACAACAAGGTAATCAACACTCGTCACCCCAGTAGGGCAAGTCCACGTTGAGGTTGCTGTGAAGGTTTGGATGATGGTGAACTTCTTAGCAGCACCACCAAGCAATAAATTTAAGATACCAGTCATGACAACTCCTTAGGTTAACCCAGTACCAGAAATCAACCAAGTTGTTGATGTTAGTTTTATCGCTGTTGCCATACCATATTGAGCTAGTGATCTAGATCCTGTTGTACCAGTACCAGCAAGATACAACGTGTCTGTTGTAATCGCAATGGTAACAACTTGGGATGTCATATTGATGAATGTTAACACAGTTCCTACATCGTATGCAACAGAACTATTCGCAGGAATTGTAAAAGTTCTTGCGTTAGCGTCTGTTGATGGGTGTAGAATAGCTTTACCTGAATCCGTATCAACTAATGTATACGCTGCTGATTGAGAATTAATAGGTACATTAAGATAACCTAAAGTAACACTATCTGTAGACGGTAATGTTTGTGTAAAACTACTATTACTGTTAGCAGATTGAAGTGTTGTTGTACCTGAGCCACTTGCGTGACCTTGAAGTTTTATTGCGGACATTATAGCTCCTTAAGCTAAAACCATCCATCTCTGACCTGTTCCAACGGTAACAGAGACTCCAGTATTAATAGTTACAGGACCAACGCTAAGTCCATTCTTAGCAGAGGTTACGGTATAGTTAGATGATATGGTTTGATCATTCTCTAGGATCGTTGAAGATCCGCCACCACCTCCCGTGGAAGAAATAGTGATAGCACCATCACCGTTAGTGATTGTGATGTTAGAGCCTTCGGTAAGAACTGCTTTAGTTAAACTACCAGAAGCATTACCAATCAGTAGTTGACCATTAGTGTATGATGTTTGTCCAGTACCGCCATTAGCAACTGCTACTGTACCAGTGACGTTAGCTGCGTTACCTGTGATGTTTCCTGAGACAATAGAACCACTAATGGATGTTAACCAAGCAGGGTTGCTATAACTACCACCAGTACTTACACCATCAGTGATGCCGTAACCACTCAGTGTAGTTGGTGTTGAGCTAATCTTTGACCAAGCTAACGAAGTAATCCATGACGGATTAGCATAAGAGCCTGTCGTATAAACACCGTTGGTTACTGTGCCTGCATTACCTGTGATGCTGATACCCCAAGTACCTGTTACAGACGCTGGTGCAATATTCTTCCAATAAGGTCCAGTTGAATCATACTGCAGGATATCGTTGTTCGCTACAGAAGTAATCTTAACGTTATGTAGTTCGTCAAGTTCCCATCCGTTGTTAATGTTTACAAACAACTCACCGCTACTAGCATTGACTTTAACAACCCAACCAAGAAACACAGTATGTGCTGGTGCTGATGGTCTTGTAGCAGTAAATTGACCTGCTGTTTGTGATAAGTAAACATCATCACCTGCAGTGAATGCACTGGTATCAATACCACGAACAACACCAAAGGTTGCTACAAAGCCTTCTGCACCGTTAGTAATGTCTTCAGCAGCAATACCTAGCGTAGGTGCTGACAATGCTTCAGTATCTGCATCAGCTAATACAATACTAGGTCTTTGTCCTTGAGCACCTGCAACAGCAACAACAGAACCTTTAGTAATGGTTGCTCCAGACCCATTATAAGACAGTACTACGTTTTCTTGTCCGATATTAAGATCAAGGTTGTTACCTTTAAGTCTTGTAACCAGAGAACCATCACCACTGTCATACCAAACCCTACCAACAGCTCCAGTGACAGTTGCTGCTGTATCAAACTGAATGTAATCAGGAGAGCTAATACCACCTGTAATACTGTCTAAACTAGTGATGTTTGTGTTAGCACCTGAGTTAGCAGCACCTAATGTATTGTAACTGATCGTACGTGCTACTGAACCATCAAAGTCTGTTCCTGAAGCAGCTCCAGAGCCACTATTGTTAAACGTAACAGCATTCGTTGTTGTACCACCACCGCCTGCAGCAACAGTATCCCAACCAAAAGAAGACCCTGACCACTTCAGATACGTATTGGATGTGGTGGGTGCATCAATAAAGCCTGTGGTGTTTGCACTAGTCTGATACAGAACTTTATTAGCATCACCGCCAGCAATGTTTGTTGCTGATCCTGCTTTACCGCTAATGTCACCTGTAATCTTAGAACCAGCTAATGATGTAATCCATGAAGGATTGCTATAGCTACCGCCTGTGCTAACTGCATCAGTGATGCCATAACCACTGATGGTGGTTGGTGTTGATGTTATCTTACTCCAAGCTAGTGCTGTAATCCATGAAGGATTGCTGTAGCTTCCTGTTGTATAAACACCATTAGTTACTGTACCAGCATTACCTAGAATATCAATATTCCAAGTACCTGTGGCGTTTGTACCTGTGATGCTAGGAGCACCAAGCGTGTTATAGCTGATTGTACGTGCTACAGAGCCATTAAAGGTTGTACCTGATGCAGCACCTGTACCACCATTGTTAAAGGTTACAGCATAGGTTGTTGTACCACCACCGCCTCCACCGCCACCAGCAATCCATGACAGATTACCTTCACCGTCTGTGGAGAGAACCTCACCACCATGTCCTGTTTGATCTGGTAACAGCTCTGTGATGCTCATCTGTCCTTGTTTGAACATTTGAATAACAGCATCACTAGCAACTCTATTAACGTAACCAGCATCAATCTGCTGTCCGTTAGATAACTCTACAACCAGTTTATCATCAAAGTCAATGTATACGTTGGTTACACTGATACCATCCGAACCATCGACACCATCTTTGCCATCTCTACCGTCAACACCAGGACGACCATCTACACCGTCTCTACCATCCTTACCATCTTTACCGTTAAGACCATCTTTACCATCTCTACCAGGATCTCCCTTCTTTGTAGAAAGATCTTTTATCTCATTGTATTTCTGTATAAGTCGATCTTCAATCTGTTTAAAGGACTGTACGATGTAGTCAGATTTAGTCTTTGATACCTCCAAGTCTTGTTTCTGTTTTTCTTCACGAAGACCAGCAATCAACTCTTTTAGTAAAAGTTTCTTATCTCGTGAAGAAGCCTGCATTACTGCATCAATAAGTTCTTTAGCCATTGTTGGTCAACTTATCAAGTAGTTCGTTAAGCATGTCTTCATCGCCAGGAAGTACTCCTGCTTTGCTCATTTGCATTTCTACGATCTTTGTGTTGTTTGCTAGATCAGCTTCTTTAAGCATCAGCTCAGCAATCTTTACACGACGATCAAACTCAACCTGAGCAGCATCAGCTTGTTGTGGTAAGTTTTTAGAGACTGCTGCCATTATTTTAGCACGAGTCTCTTCAGGAAGCAACTGTGTCTCTATAGCAGTCTTCTGAGCCTCTGCAGCGTCCCTAGCAGCCTTTGCTTGCTTTTCTCGGACAGAAGCCTCAGCATCCGCTAATTGAAGCTGTGCAGCCTGCTGTTGTAGCTGTTGCTGTTGTGGATCAGGTTGGGTCATCTGAGCTAACTGAGCAAGTAAAGATTCCTTGTTAGGTAGCGAAGAAGTCTCAATAACACCCTGCAGTAGCAGCGGTACAATAGGACTATTCGGACCAAGCGTAGACAACAAAGCAAGAATCTGTGCTTGTTCGAACTCTCTAGCGATCATTCCCATTGTACCTGTAGCAATAAAGTCAAAGTCTTGTACAGGATATCGCTGTGGTGCAAACTGCATATACCTCCATGCAGCTTTTTGTACGAAAGGAATCAAGAAATCTTCTTGGAAGTTAACTAACGATCTCTTATTCTTCTTAATCAGTCCAGATACTGCCATTGCAAGTCCTGCAGTGGCTGCTTCACCACCAGAAACCTGTGCAGGAAGGTTTGCAGTGTCTAAAGTACCTGTAGCCTGCAGCATCATACGCTCAAATACCTGAGCAGACTGTAGATTTGCAGGATCTGTGTTACCAAACTTAAAAGGAGCTAAGATTTCATTAGGATTACCATTTGTTAGGATGGTTTTTCCTGGTCTAATCTCAAATTTAGCACCTCTAGGAAGCCTTGTAGCGTCTACAGCCATCATAGGAGCTGTTGTAAGCCCTAAAGAGTCTACATGACTCCTAATTTGAGCATCAACAGCCTTTTGCATGTTGTATGCTTTCTCTGCTGTACCTCTTCCCCAGAACCTACCAGGGATAGTGTCTGCCTGATAAGCCACAATAGGACGATCTTGCATCATAAACGGGTTTTCTTCAGCCTTTAGAAGAGCTTCTCCGTTAGCAATAACTACTAAAGCTTCTACCATATCGGAGTACAGTTCATCATTCTCGTACTCCATGTCATCAGGATTGTCTAAAAGCTTACGAGGTACAAGACCATAGTACCTTAAGAGTAAAATTTTATCATTCTGGTAGTAAGTTAAGTCCTGATCAGGCTCTAAATCCGTATCTACAGCAGCATCGCCTAAGGCAACTGCTTTGTAAACACCGTCTTCCATACCACGAACAACAACATGACGACCTACATACTCTTCAATAGCACATCCCATTGCATCTTCAATGGTTGTTGCGTTAGGGTCAATAAGGAAGTTCTTAGGATTGATGGGTTTTAGCTGTACAGCGATACGATTATTAGCCTGTACACCAATCATAGACAATCCAGGATTCGCTGAAGGCTGTGTAGCTGGTGCTAATTCTTTCTTTTGCTTAACAATCAGTTCACCGATACCTGTACCGTAGATCTCAGCTAAGGTCATTGCATTGCCAATAGCCTTTCTGATCTTGTCCTTTTTAAAGTCTTCGGACAATCTGGTACGGAGTACCTCAATATCTTGTTTGTTTTGGTCTGCTATGTCATCACTGATATCAAAGAACTGTCCTTTAGCGAACACTGCTTCTTCAAGATCAGCTTGTTTGTTATCTACAGCTTGTTGCAGTGCTGGAGAAATAATCTTTGAACGCTCTGACTGCCTGGTTTTATCTTCATCAGCCCAGATTCCTCGCCAAAGACGCTCGTATTCCTCCCATCTAGGAAGGAAATTCTCATCCCTATAATTTCTCCAATCATTGCACCTATCCATCACAAATGCTACAAGAGCATTCTGAGGGGTGATTTCTGATTCAAATTTCATGTTTGGTTATCCTAATAGCCTGCTACGTGGTCTAAGACTTCAAACTCTTCTTCATCTAAATTCTGATTCCAGTTTGCAGTTTGTATCTGATCAATGTAGCTTAACGCATCAATCAAATCATCATGAGTTTTACTGTCAGGGAATTGCATAAGCTGATCAATGAACAGATTATTCCAATCACCTTCGTTTAAAACAATCCTTCCATGCTCAAAGCGACCCTGTAGTGACCAAACAATCCTATCTGTTTTTTTCTTATTACCATGCGTTAGTTCTTCAATACGAGGATAAAAACCATTCCTACGCATTAGATCGTGCATATAAGGCATCACTGCATTCTTCAGCGCACCTTTCTCTATACCAACACACGTAACACGGTAATCTTTAGCTGCTTTGAGAATCCTTACTGCTGTTTCTCGGACATCCCACCTACCGTGTAGAATGTCAGCAACCCACCATCCTCGTGTGTTAACCTTAACAATGGCTATCGCTGTTTCATCCAGCTTCGTATTCTTCGTCTTATTCGTCTGCGAAGAATCGCTAAAGCCACACAAGTCCACCGCCATAAAGTAGCTACCTTCATCTGGTTCCTCGTCAGTTACTTTAATCCACTCTTCCTTAAAAATCTCAGACTGTGATGCTTCAAACGAAGCCATAAACTCTTGTCTAAAAGCAAAGCTAGACATCGAACCTCTAGCAGCTTCAATCTCTGTTGGGTCTAGCAATGGATTATCAAAGCTAGTGAAGTGCCATGACTTGTAATCTTTATCCTTATTGGTAGCACCTAACTTGTACAACTCATAGAAGTGATTTCTACCCATTGGTGTTCCAATGAACATAGCTCTGCCCTTCTGATCCGCTAAAGCAGGTCTAAGGATTTGTTCGAACACCTGTGGTTTCATGTCTGCGTACTCATCCATCACTAAGTACTTCAAACTAACACCACGCATAGTCTCTGGTCTATCAGCACCCTTTAGAGATATCATTGCACCATTGACTAAGGTAATCTGCATGTTATTCACATGACTACCTTTAATGACTGAATGGCCTAGCTCCAATAGCGTAGTCCACATAATATCTCTAGCTTGTCCCTGCGTAGGAGCTACATACCAGACATGACCCTTCTCAGTCTGTAGTCCTTCTATAATCAATGTCCAAGCAGCTAACCTAGATTTACCTGTACGTCTTCCTGCAGCGATGATCTTAAACCTTGCAGGGTCTTTAAACACCTCTTGTTGCCATGGAAGAAGCTTAACTTGTAGATCCATCTTCTTCCTCGTAATCGATCAACGTAGTCTCTACATCGACTGGTTCATGCTGAATCATCTCCACTGGAGACTCTTGTTGTACACCAGTGATGTTGATGGTGATTGCTTTAGCACCTGATGATTGTCCTTTATCCTCAAAATAAGATACTGGAAGCATCCGATCCATACACATCTTTAGTGCTGCAATCTGATCCTTATCATTATCATCTAATGCTTTATGTACTATCTTTCTGATAATCGCATTCGAATGCGTTAACAGCAGCGAAGCAGTGAACTCTTTAATCCTTGCTGCTTCTCCTGGTGGTCTTCCTCTTTTCTCTCTTTTTATATACTTTTGTACTTCTTCCTTCTTAGGACGACCTCTAGATCTCTTCTTTTTTGTCGGCACACTCTTTTCTTCATTGACTGCCAAGACATCCTGGCTGACTGATGAAGGTAGCGAACAATCCTCATTAGGAGAAGTAATTTTAATTTCTGACATCAGATCCCTCTATATAGTTTCTCTGCTGAAAGCAGGACTTTAGGGTGTATATAATTTTATGTATCTCTTCTATGTAGTCAGTATGAAGTCTGTATGTAGTATATAAAATTTAAGTTTTTGTTTATTGTCAGTACATCGTCTGTTCATCGTTTCTACATAGTAGACTTATTGTAGCATACAAATGATATTGCTGTAAAGACCCTTGACTACTACTGTAGGGTTATTACAACATATCCAGCACAGATTGCACAGTCTTTAGAGGCTGTAGCGGGACTCCATTTACATGGTGTCAGAGGCTCCGCAGAGCTTTTCTATTTAAGCTATTGATTCTATTACCTTTTATTAGATAGTTTACTTAGGCTTTAGAGACTTCCATTCTTGCTTTTTTTAAGGCTAGGTAGCACCACAACATTTACATAACTACCTAGACCCCCTCCCCCTATGCTGCACTGCAACATATCCACAGGTTATACAGAGTTATCCACAGGATACAGCATGGTTATCCACAGCTTATCCACAGATATCATAGAGTTATCCACAGGTTATCCACAGGCTAGGTAGTTTACTGTATATCTGTACAGTCTACGCTGGTGGGTGCATAGGCTGCGAAGGCTGCGAAGGTGTATCAGTGTAGCACCCTATAGAGTAACCTAGCACCCTATAGAGGTACCTAGAACCCTCTAAAGGTACTTCGAAGGTACTCCAAAGCCTAGTTAGTTTCACGTGAAACAATAGCCTAAAGTGTTGTTCGAATACAACACTACCGTTCATCCTGGATTGTCTGCCGTTCATCGGATACACTGAAAACCCCATTGACAATGCAAAAACAGCTAGGCACAATGGATACATCGACAAAGCAATACCGCTAAGTCAAAACCAAAGGAGTAAACAAAATGAAAACCTTAATCCAATCAATCAAACAAGCCTACAAAGCACTAAAGCTAGTAACCATAGTAAAGAAAACATCAAACACTAGATTTATCACAGCATACACAAAGCAAGGTAGGATCAATGGGATTCTAATCAACAAAGGTATCCTAAGATCAACGATCCGAGTACCAAAGCAAGGCGATCGCACTGTATGGAATACTAACATTAACTTCGTAAGGCATGAGAAAATTACAAGCAAGCAATATATCTAAACCTAGGACGAAACCCTGCCAAGTGTAGGGTCTATAGTTTAATACTATACTGACGAGTCCAACTAACCTTTGAGGATATCATGCTCAAATTATCAATCACTAGCAAGCTTGACGGGATTAGATCTTGGAGTCTACAAGCTTTAGATACATGTTCAGGCAGTATCAATGTTTATACTGGTGAATTAGTTGATGCCTGCGCTGGTTGCTATGCCACTACTGGCAACTACTTATACCCTAACGTAAAGGCTCCTCGTGAGCATAACAAGGAAGACTGGCAGCGTGATAGTTGGGTTGATGATATGGTACAAGCCTTAGACTCTGATCGATACTTTCGTTGGTTCGACTCTGGCGATATGTACACAATCAAGCTTGCTGAGAAAATGCTTGAGGTCATGAAACGTACACCTTGGTGTAAACACTGGTTACCGACTAGGATGTACAAGTTTCCTAAGTATCAATCAATCTTAGAACAAATGGATGCACTTCCGAATGTGGTTGTACGTAGGTCATCTGATTCTGTTATTGGCGAAGTACTTGATGCACCGTGGTCTAGCACCATTGCTGAATCCTACAATGATGATAGCATCAGTGTATGCCCAGCGTATCAGCAAGGCGGAAAGTGCAAAGGTTGTCGGAAGTGCTGGGATAAATCAATCCCAGTTATCGGTTATGCTGCTCATGGCCAAAAGATGTCTAAAGTTATCAGACTCAAACTTGCAAAGGGTTAATCATGTCAAAGTCTAATGATGTTATCTTAGTCCTAGGTGGTGCACTGTTCGGTGCACTGTATGCTGTAATGATTTTCTTTTCACTATGAGGCTATCATGGAACACTATAAGATTGTAGGCTATCTATTAACTTATCGTTATCCTGAGTATTCTGGTTTAACGCACCTTGAAAGGTTCGCTACAGTGGCTAAGGTGTATGAGTATGTTGAAGACTTAGAAATAACTGAATACGACATTAACCCCATTGTTGACTTATCGGGAGACTAATCCAATGGTAACCATACTGAAGAAAGAAGATCTACTCTATGATTGTACTAAGAGAGAATTAGACTATGCTGTTGCCTCTATTAAGTTCCCAGAGGTCTATGATGAAATTGTTCGCTTTCTCTCTGAAGGTGGGTTCAATAACCTATCTGATGTTGAATTAGCAGAGCACTATAGGGAAAACTTTACAGACTTAGACACCATAGAGTTTAGGAAACAATATAGGATTACCAAATGAGCTTAACATTCAATGATCAACCATGCGAGATCGTACAAGGTCCAGATGCTGATGGCTTAGTCTGTATACGATATGCTGGCGATCCTCGATGGCCTTTTCCGTCCTATACTTGGGTTAGCCCTAAAGTACTGAAGAAAGTTAGTAAAGATAGGAAAACTAAGGACGATTTAAAAGACGTCCAAGAAGCTCTATTTTGATAAAGGAGATATCTGAAAACACCTTCGAATAGAAAATCGATTGTAGGTACCTTAAAACGCGTTTAAACGGCATTATAGGAGGTTAGAAAGATGACTAAAGAGACTGTACAGATGATGTTAGCCTTGATTGAGGCTATGATTGACTCCAGCGTAGCAGCATCATGGGGTCAATGGGAGGAGGTAGAGCATGCTGAAGATGTTAAAGAGGATCTATACCCTAAACTGATGATGTTGTTGGATCGTATGGAAGATGATGGTAAGTAACTTTTTAAGAAAGGTAGGGACGGAAGATTAGATGTATCTCTTGTAATGAAGCACTTAGTGACTATGAAGCCTCTAGGCGTAGTGTTCGAACAAGACAATACTTAGACTTATGTAATGATTGTTTTAAGTATGTCCGAGATGAGATCTGCGCTGTTGGTAATGTATCGCTGATGCACGACGATGATGAGATTGTTAGCGAACGTAAGAAGTCAGAGGACTAACTATTGACAACTTTAGTTTTCTCTGATACCCTAAATCTATATAGGCTATGTATACTATGTACTATACTTAGTATATATACTTAGAATAATATTCTATGTACTTACTATGTATACATAGCCTATATAGTAGAGAGATAGGGTATAGTTATAGCACTAGCATGTACACCCCTGTCAAGTAAACTTTACACTAAGGATAATACAATGTACCCTGATGATGATTTTCTACCTGAAGAGGCTATGAAGCCTTCAGAGCCAACACAGGCAGAGTTGGATGATTACCATGAAGATGTCAAGATTGAAGCCGTACTGAGTGGTTTTGTTCGCTTATGTTCGGAGTATGGTTTTTACTTTATGATGCGTCAGTTAACGAAGGCTTTGAACGCTAAGGGTTTTAACGTATGAAGAAGAAGATACAACCTAGAAAGCGTAAGCCTTCGCCGTATGTGCTGTTTATGCACTCTAATGGTGGTACATGCTCTTTAGAGGATCTGATGGCAGCATTTCCTGCTAAGGGTAAGAACGCCTTACTAAATGCGATGCAGAAGCTTGTTGATAACTATACGGTTGATAGGGATATTTACATCTATGGTGACAGACAGAAGAAGATCATCTACACTTTAGGTGGTTATGTCACTAAGGATACAACTGGGATCTGTTGGCATAATCCTTTTAACTTAGGGATCAAGTAATGACATACTTAGCCACGCACCAGGGTTGTGATGATTGCGGTAGCTCTGATGCCTTATCAGTGTCAGAGAATGACAAAGGAGAAACATGGTCTCATTGCTTTAGTTGCGGTACAAATAAGAAGTTGTCTACAAATGTTGATAACTTCCAACAAAATGTAACATCTAAGCCTAAAGTTGTACCTATGATTCAAGGTCAATATCGTTCGATACCAGTGAGAAACCTTAGTGCTGATGCACTGAAGGCATACAACGTAGTGCTTACTGATGACTACGAGGTAGTGTTTCCCTATCATGATGCTGATGGAAAGGTAGCAGCATACAAGGTAAGGCATGAAGCTACGAAGACAGACTGCACCATTAAAGGAGATTGGAGCAAAGCTAATACATTGTTCGGACAACACTTATTTGCTAAAGGAGGGAAGAGCATTACCATCACTGAGGGTGAGTTTGATGCCATTGCTGTCTATCAAATGAATGGTATGAAGTATCCTTCAGTATCTATCCGCAACGGAGCACAGGCAGCACTAAAGGACTGTAAAGCTAACTATGAATATCTTGATTCTTTTGAAACCATTGTTATCTCTTTTGATGCTGATGAACCTGGGAAGAAAGCTGCTACGCAAGTAGCTGACCTATTCGGTGCTAAGGCTAAAGTTGTCAAGCATAGAGCACCATTCAAGGATGCTAACGATTACCTTAAAGAAGGAGCAATAAAGGAATACATACAAGATTGGTTTGCTGCTGAGACCTATGTACCTGATGGTATTGTCAATGGCTCTAAGCTGTGGGACGACATCAATACACCTGCTATTAAGTCTTCATGTAACTATCCCTTTGATGGCCTTAACAAGCTTACCTATGGCATTAGGAAGGGTGAACTAGTTACCTTTACTGCTGGATCTGGACTAGGTAAATCACAGGTGTTGCGTGAGATCGTGTATCATATTCTGTGCAAGACAGACGACAACATTGGTTTGATGTTCCTTGAGGAGTCTACTGTCCGCACTGCTAAAGGCTTGATGTCCATACACGCTAACAAACCTTTACATTTACCAGACACAGCATACACAGATGAGGAGTTTAGAGATGCCTTCGAGCACACTCTTGGCACTAATAGGGTTTATCTTTTTGATCATTTTGGTAGTACGTCAATTGATAATATTTTATCAAGAGTCAGATTCATGTCAAAGGGATTGGGATGTAGCTTTGTGGTGCTGGATCATATTAGCATCATCGTCAGTGCTGGTGATGTTGGCGATGAGAGGAAAGCCTTAGATGAGATCATGACAAAGCTAAGGATGCTGGTTCAAGAGACTGGTATATCCTTATTGATTGTCAGTCACCTAAAGAGACCTGATGGTAAAGGCCATGAAGAAGGAGCAGCGACATCACTAGGACAGCTTAGAGGCTCTGGAAGCATTGCACAATTGTCTGACATGGTTATCGGTATGGAAAGGAATGCACAGCATGATGATGAACGTGAACGCAATATCACCAGGATTAGGGTACTCAAGAACCGCTTCTCAGGTACGACAGGTCCAGCCTGTAGCGTCTACTACAACCACACAACAGGAAGGTTATCAGAGGTCATCGAAGATGAAAACTTATGAAGATCTGATGGAACTAACTAAGAAGTTTGCTTTAGAACAACTTCGTACTGGTAGCTCATTAGGAGAAGTCATCAATGCTTTTAATGATACTGCTAAAGAGATGTCTAGCTTCAGTGATTACATGTATGCTATTCAAGATGCTAACAGGAGACCATAGTGGCTGAAGTAACAAACCTTGTAGAGCATGAAGATGGTTCTGCTACCATTACCTTAGACTTAACTAACGAAGAGTCTAGGATACTGATACAATGGGCTATCAGAGAAGCTATCAAAGCTGGTATCAAAGCAGATAAGGAGTTGAAATGGGATTCTTAGTCATGAGTATGAATGAGGTTGTTCAAGCAGCGTGGGATGCTAAACTCATTAGTGGCTACAACGTTGAGTACGTCAATATTGATGCACTGATGCGGTTTGCTGAAGAGATCTCTAGGGTTGCTGTTGAAAACTATCAGGAAAGGGTATCTGATGTGGGTAATGGATAGGTTGATAGCAGAGCATTCAGAGTTAAAGAAGAAGTACGATACACTCTTAGAAGACTATCAGAAGCTGGTACACAAATATGAAGAGCTTAGTTCTGGACATCGAAACAGACATGAAGCAGAGTGTTATCTTTTGCGTAGTAACAAAGGATCTGACAACGGGTGAGGTTGTATGTCATACTCAAGCAAGTACACTAAAGCCTCTTATAGAGGACTACGACATAGTGATAGGACACAATCTAATCAGCTTCGACGGTTACCACCTACGGAGATTGTGGAACATTACGATACCACTCAAGAAGGCTTGCGATACGCTCGTGCTGTCGAGGCTATGGAATCCCAGTATCGAAGGAGGACACAGTCTAGAGGCGTGGGGAAAAAGACTGGGGAATCACAAGATTGACTTCCAAGACTTTACAGCACTGACACAGCAAATGATTGACTATTGTATCCAGGATGTACACCTCACTGGTGATCTTCACCGCAAACTATGCGAAGATATGAAGGACTTTTCACCGCAAAGCATTGCACTGGAGCACAAAGTACAGTTCATTGTTGCACAGCAGGAGCGTAATGGTTTTAAGTTAGACATACCTTTATGCACTGCTTTTGTGTCCGAGCTACAGTCTAAGTTATCTAACATAGAGGAGAACCTACAATCAATATTTCCACCTATCATTACAGAAAGGATTAGCGAAAAGACAGGAAAGAAACTAAAGGATCATGTTGAAGTATTTAACCCTGGCTCTAGAGATCAGATAGGACGTAGACTGACATCGCTAGGCTGGAAGCCTGAGAAGTTTACTGAGACTGGAAAGCCTATGGTTGATGAGGTTATCCTGTCTAAGCTACCCTATCCAGAGGCTAAGGCAATGGCTGAGTATCTACTGATACAAAAGCGTATTGCACAGGCTTCATCGTGGCTAGAGCATGTTGCTGACGATGGTAGGGTTCATGGTAAGGTCATCACTAACGGTGCTGTCACGGGTCGTATGACACACCATAGCCCTAACATGGCTCAGGTTCCTGCAGTGACAGCAGAGTATGGTGATGTATCTAGACAAGTGTGGACTGTAGATGCTGGTAATGTCTTAGTAGGATGTGATGCTTCAGGGTTAGAACTAAGAATGCTTGCTCACTACATGAAGGATGAAGAGTATACAAAGGAGGTGATTAATGGGGATGTCCACAGCAAAAACCAGCTCGCTGCTGGTTTACAAACCAGACCTCAAGCAAAGACGTTTATCTACGCGTTTCTATACGGGGCTGGCCCAGCTAAGATCGGATCAATTGTCGGAGGCAACGCAGATGCTGGCAAGAGGCTTATCGCCTCGTTCCTTAAGAATACGCCAGCTCTCAAAATGCTTAAAGAGAAAGTTGCAAAGTATGCAGAGAAAGGGTTTGTGCCAGGATTGGATGGTCGTAGACTATGGATACGGTCGGAACACGCAGCACTTAATACGCTTCTTCAAGGAGCTGGGGCGATCTGTATGAAACAGGCTCTTATCCATCTTCATGAATCACTGAAGAGGCTTAAGATTCCTGCTAAGTTTGTTGCTAACGTCCATGATGAAATACAGATAGAAGTATTAAAAGAGCATGGAACAATCGTTGGTGAGCTTGCAGTAGATGCTATAGAGCAAGCTGGAGTAACCTTAGGGTTACGTTGTCCTCTGACAGGGGAATACAAAGTAGGTAATAACTGGAAGGAAACTCACTGATGATTACCGATCCATTAAAGATCGATGAATTAACTGTTACCGTTCGCTTTACAAGGAGTGATGATGGTGATATACTGATGGATATAAGTACTGATAAGCTTGTCTCAAATGGTGTGATGGTTACGTTGTTGTACTCTGTTGCTCAGTCAGCAGAGGATAGTGTAAAAGCAGACATCATGGCAATGATGGCAATTGATAAAGCAAAGTTAAACTAAGGAAGATTATGGATATCAAACCTGTACGTATCGAAGCAACCCTTATGTGGCCTTTCCTAGACAAACCTAACGACATGTCTGGTAAGTATCAAGTAGATCTGACAAACCTGTCAGACAATGCTGTAAGGGCTTTAGAGGATATGGGTATTACTGTTCGTAATAAAGAAGGTAAAGGTTTCTTCATCACTGCTAAGAGTAACCATACCATCAAACCATTGGATAAGAATGGTGATGAAGTCTTAGCACATGTTGGTAATGGAACCAAGGCTGTGTGTGTCTTAGGTGCTTACTCTTGGACCTTTAAGAACAAGAAAGGTGTATCGCCTTCGCTGAAGAAGCTTGTGATCACTGATTTAGTTACCTATAACTCTGCTCCAAAGATGGAGGAGGAAGAGGAAGATGTCCTCTAAACTGCCAATCATTGATGGTGACATCCTCTGCTACAGAGTAGGCTTTGCCTGCAATGAAGAAACTGAGGCTGTAGCCATCAAAACCATGGCAGAGTTGTTGGAAGAGCTGGTCTTTATAGACCTCTCTTCTGATGATTGTGTCGGCTACCTAACAGGATCTAAGAACTTTAGGTATGACATTGCTAAGACACAACCCTACAAAGGAAACAGAAAAGATGCAGCTAGGCCAATTCATCTTCCTCGCCTTCGTGAGTACCTGCATACTGCTTGGGACTTCAGAGTGGTCGACGGACAAGAGGCTGATGATGCTATTGGAATCCATGCCACGAGCTTACGAGACAAATCGGTAATCGTTACCATTGACAAAGACTTAGATATGATTCCTGGTTATCACTACAACCCAGTCAAGAAAGAGAGTTATTATATCGACGACAAAGAAGCTATTAAAAACTTCTACCGACAAATCCTTACTGGAGACAAGGTAGATAACATAGAAGGCTTACGTGGTATCGGTCCTAAGAAAGCAGATAAGATCCTTGCTGAAGCTGAGACAGAGCTAAAGATGTATGAAGCTGTGCTGAAGGCTTACGATAACAATCAAGAACGTGTAATAGAGAATGGTCAATTGTTATGGATTAGACGACAGGAAGATGAGCTATGGCAACCACCGACACAATAGTTTACTTAGAATGGGTTGATGCAGTAGCCAGCTCAGGATGGTCTAAGAAGGGTGTTGGTGATACTGCAAAGTGTAAAGCAATAGGGTTCATGACGTTTGAGAACAATGATTGTGTACACATCGCAGCCACCATACATGATGATGAGTGTAATGGATTGATGATCATTCCTAAAGCATGGATTAGTCAATGGACGGAGATCGATATTGAAGCCTTCAAGCGCAAAAAACAAAGGAAGACTACTGCAAAAGCTAGTAGTTGAGAAACTAAGAGATACTTTTAATCTGAGCGAACATGACTGCAAAAGTACACCAATGGGTACACAGGGCGAGGATGTCTGGCTCTCGTCGAATGCTTTGGAGAGATTCCGTTACGGCATCGAATGCAAGAACAGAGCAAGAATCGCTATCTTCAACGACTACGAACAAGCAATACGGCACTGTGAAGGAAAAGAAACAGAGCCTTTACTGGTTCTGAAGCAGAATAGATCTACACCTTTAGCTGTTGTTGGTCTTGATCACTTCATAGAGCTAGCATCAAAGGCTAAGTTGTATGAGATCCAGCAACGACAGAAGACTGTAGAGCAAAGCAAACTAGCAACCACACTGAGAAAAGTCTATGGCAAACATAAAGGTTGATTACTTAGGACACATGGGTGATGACTTAACAGTAGTCAATGCAGCCCGTGTATCTTTTGATAAAGAGTCTGATGGTGCTGATTGGTATGATGTTGATATGGGTAATCACTTCTTCCCATTACCAGTACTCAACGACAGAGATTCAAAGCTGATTAAGTACTTAGCAAAGCATAACCACTGGAGTCCTTTCAGTCATTGCTTCTTACAGCTTAGGGTTAAAGCACCTATCTTTGTTGCTCGTCAGTTGATGAAGCACACTGTTGGCTTAGCCTGGAATGAAGTAAGCAGACGTTACGTAGATAGTAAACCATCATTCTACCAGCCTACTTACTTCAGACGTAAAGCTGACAATGTCAAGCAAGGTAGTTCATCAGAGCCTGTATCATCGAGGACAGACTGGAACGAAACAGTTGACAAGTACACTGGTTACATGGTAACATTGTACGAGCTTATGCTTCAGGAAGGAGTTTGTCCTGAGCAGGCTAGGATGATACTTCCCCAATCCATGATGACTGAATGGTATTGGAGTGGAAGTCTTTACGCTTTTGCTAGGGTGTGTCAGCTTAGATTGGCTAAGTATGCACAGGCTGAGACCAGGATTGTAGCTGAGCAGATACATAATATCTCTGCTCAGATCTTCCCTGCCTCTTGGGATGCTTTAATGAACAATGGAGAAGATGATGAAAGAGACAGTTAGGTTACATATTAACATTAGCCATACTGCTAATGATAGAAACTTTGCTAGGGATTATGAGTATCCTCTAAGTACTGACATTACAACAACAACAGTATTTGATACTGGGTGTTCTTGGCATCCGCTATTAGAGAAATGCTGCGAAGCTATCAGTGCCTACTACGGCTATGATATAAAAGATAAGGTCATTATTAAACAGTTTGGCGAGGAGGTTAACATTGCCGAACACCGTGAATACATATATAGCTACGCTGATAAGTTTGAACTAAACAATTCTCAAGAAGCAGACAGTGAGAATCCTTCTACTTGATATTGAGTCAGCACCTAACACTGCTTATGTCTGGGGTTTGTTTAAGCAAAACATCAGCATCAGTCAGATCGTAGACAGCAGTAGTGTTCTGTGTTGGGCAGCTAAGTGGTATGGTGGTGATCATGTGATGTTCAGTAGCATCTTAAATGGTAAGAAGACGATGCTAAAGAAGATCCATAGTTTACTTGATGAGTGTGATGCAGTGATACATTACAACGGTACTAGGTTTGATATACCGACACTCAACAAGGAGTTCTTAGAAGCAGGAATGCCACCACCATCGCCGTATCATCAGATTGACTTACTAAAGACTTCTAGAAAAGAGTTTAGATTCCCTAGTAATAAGCTAGACTATGTTGCTAGAGCATTAGGACTAGGACAGAAGACTAAGCATGAAGGCTTTGAACTCTGGATTAAGAGTGTATGAACAGAGACAAAGAAGCCTGGACAGTGATGGAGCAGTACAACAAACAGGATGTTATCCTGCTGGAGAAGGTCTATGAGCGATTTCTTCCCTGGATTCGAACCCACCCAAACGTCAGTATTGGTAACGACTACACAGGCTGCACACGGTGCGGGAGCTACAGTCTACAGCGGAGGGGGTACAGCACTACTGCCACGGGAAAGTACCAGCGATACCAGTGTCAAGACTGTGGTGGATGGCAACAACAACGTAGAGGAGAAAAACTTGCTACCGAAATACTCAAACCAAGCTAAACAGGTTGGAGGCGATCACTATAAACAGACAACACTACAGCCTTGGGATGTCATTAGTGCGTGGAGTTTAGACCCTTGGTCAGCTAATGTTGTTAAGTACATTCAACGATTCCATCGTAAGAATGGTAAAGAAGATCTACAGAAAGCAGTACACTATCTGGAGTATTTGATTGAGAACTATGACTTAGTAAAGAAAAAGTACTACAAGGAGTAATTATGGCTTTGACGATTCTGGACTTGTTTGATAAACTAAAAAGACTAGACGAGATATCTCTACTTGAGATACTTAACATAACAGCAGAAGACTTGGTTGATAGGTTTGAGGACAGAATCGAAGCCATGTTTGATGTTTTAGTTGACGAACTAGATGATACCGAAGAGGAAGATCAATGAAGTTGAATAACTACCAAGCATTTATCCACAAGAGCCGTTACAGTAGGTTTCTTGACGAACAAGGACGTAGAGAGAACTGGGGCGAGACTGTAGATCGCTACATGGCTTTTATGCAAAAGCAGTTACTGAAGAAGCATAAGTATGAGATTCCTCAGCATATCTATAAGACTGTACACAAAGCTATTGTAAACCTTGACGTTATGCCTTCGATGCGGTGTATGATGACTGCTGGTGAAGCTCTAGAGCGTCAGAACATTGCAGGATATAATTGTTCGTATCTACCCATCGATGATCCTAAGTCATTCGATGAAGCAATGTACATCCTTCTATGTGGCACTGGTGTCGGTTTCTCTGTAGAGTCTAAGTATGTCAATCAATTACCTGAAGTCCCTGATCAGTTATTCGATAGTAAAACTACTATCGTGGTATCCGACAGCAAAGAGGGCTGGGCTAAAGCACTACGACAACTCATTGCTTTACTCTATGCTGGAGAGATTGCAAAGTGGGATGTCTCCAAAGTTAGACCTGCTGGGGCAAGACTTAAGACCTTTGGAGGCAGAGCTTCTGGCCCAGAACCCCTCGTTGAACTATTCAAGTTTGTTATTAGGAAGTTCCAGTCGGCCAAAAATCGTCGTCTGTCGTCCATTGAATGCCATGATATTCTGTGCAAGATCGGGGAAGTTGTTGTTGTGGGTGGTGTGCGACGATCTGCGATGATATCTTTAAGCGATCTAAGTGATGATCGTATGGCACACGCTAAAGCTGGTTCTTGGTGGGAACAGCAAGGACAACGTAGCTTAGCGAACAACTCTGCTGTGTATGATACGAAGCCTTCAGTAGGTCAGTTCATGCGTGAATGGTGCTCAGTCTATGAGAGTCATTCTGGTGAGCGTGGTATCTTCAACAGGGAAGCATCACAGAAACAAGCTTCTATCAATGGTCGTAGAGATCCTAATCATGACTTTGGTACGAATCCCTGCAGTGAGATTATCCTACGTCCATACCAGTTCTGTAACCTCACTGAAGTCATTGTCAGAGCTACAGATACCATTGAAGATCTACGCTACAAAGTACGTGTAGCATCGATTCTAGGCACTTGGCAGAGCACAATGACTGACTTCCCATACCTGCGTAAGATCTGGGAAAAGAACACCGCTGAAGAGCGTTTATTAGGTGTATCGTTGACAGGGATCTATGACAATCCGTTGTTGAATGATCCTAATGATATTCAATTATCATTAAGACTACAGGATCTTAAGCATGAAGCAGTCACTGCAAATGAAGTTACAGCAACTGCTCTTAGTATTCCTGTCTCTGCTGCTATCACTTGCGTCAAGCCTTCTGGTACTGTGTCTCAGCTGTGTGGCACTGCTAGTGGCATTCATCCTCAGCATGCCCAGTATTACATCAGGCGTGTACGATCGGATAAAAAAGATCCTCTTACAGCGTTTATGATCAGCCAGGGTATCCCTAATGAGCCTTGTGTGATGAGACCAGATAGTACAACAGTGTTCTCGTTTCCTATGAAGGCTCCTGATTCTGCAGTGACTAGGGATGATGTATCTTCTATTGAGCATTTAAACCTATGGAAGATCTATCAGCTTAATTGGTGCGAACATAAGCCTTCAGTGACTATCTCAGTGAACGAAGAAGATTGGCCTACTGTAGGGGCTTGGGTGTACAGGAACTTTGATATCTGTACTGGTGTATCATTCTTACCTATGGATGGTGGTACATATAGGCAGGCTCCTTATGAGACATGTACTGAACAAGAGTACAATGATCTCTTAGCTAAGATGCCTACGAACATTAACTGGGATGATCTTAAGGAGGTAGATGATAACGTCGAAGGTGCTCAACAATTAGCCTGTGTTGCTGGAGTCTGTGAGATCTAGATAAAAAAAAGCCCTCCATCAAAGGAGGGCGAACGGTCACTAAGGAAAACTATGCCGAATATATGGGGTTGGTCGTTTCTGTCAGGGTTTATGTTGGGTATCTGCTATTCTGATGATTTTGTCGTAATTGACGAGGACGGAGACGAGGCTTTTCTCGAAGGGTTCTTTGTCTTTATTAATATTGCTATCTTCAGTTTTGTTGTTGGTTGGGCTAAGGAAGAGTGATGCCTCAGCTTCACGACGAAGAATCAAGCCTCTGGTTACTTTACCTGCTGCAAGATTCCAACGCTTTAGTTCTTGAACAGCTTCCACCCATCGCTCTTGGTTTATCCTTGTTCGCATCGTGGATGCTCTCAACCTAGCTGCACCTAAATTATAAGTCCAACTAAGGATTGCAGCAGCTTTATTGTCGTGTTTCGTCAACACTGGACAGGCTTTATAGACTTGAAGTAGGAACCTCTCTGCATCAAGTTCGAATAATTCCTGTCCTCTTTCTTTTGTGATCTCAGGATCATTCAGTGTTACCTTATCTCCATTCTCGTACATCGTAGACCCCCAACCTATGGTGGGTACGTTAGCACTACAGAGATAAGGTTTACTTCTCCATCCTTCGAATCTCTTAATCAATGGTTCAGCGATTGAGATTACTTCTTTGATTCCCATACTCTACCCACAAAGTAGAACGAAAGTATCATAGCAAGCATTCCCTCATCGAAATCAGTCCAGCCTGTGACGAGTACAGAAGTCCAACTACCGTCTTGTAAGAAAGCTAAGTAAAGCCCTGCAATCTTTACTGCTGAGTAAAAGAAAACAAACCAGTAAGTCACTGCAGGTCTAACTAGTGCTGACAGCGATGCTACCCACTTCCAAGCCTTACCATCAGACTCTGCTTGTTGTTTGAATGCTTCACCGATAGCATCTAATTCATGCTCTTGTAGACGCTGATATCCCTGCTGTAGAGCAAACTCTGCTTGCATCTTAGCAATAGATACTTCAACGTCTAACTTCTTTAGCTCATGTTCTCTTTCAAACTTACGATCTAAGATCTTCAGTACTTCAGGGGCTAACCTGAATACACCACCGATAAGAGCACCAATGAGTTCAAACATTACTGCATCTCCTCCGGCATACCAGCCTGGATAGCTGGAATAGCTCTAGCAGCACCTCTAGCAGCATCATCAATAACCATCGTAGTCCAATCAATACCTGCTTTCTTACCTAAGTCTACGAGCTTCTTAGCTGCCGTAAGATCTAGTGTACCATCAGCTTTAGGTGTCAGAGCCTCTGACAATATCCTAGTTGATTTAGGGTCTAACAATAAAGCCTTTAGCTTCTCATCAGTAGCTGCTGCTGTCTGCTTTGCCCAGAACTTAGACAAGATAGCTGACACAGCCCATGTCGTACTTGCTATTGGGTTTCTTAACTTAGAGATAATCTCTTCAGGAGGGACACCAACTAATTGCTCAATAGGTGTTGTCGGTACTTCTTTTACATTAAACTTAACATCAGCAGGGTTTACTGACAATCTACGAGCAGCTTCAGCAAGATTCTCTATATTCTTAGCGTAAGTAGGTCCAAAGACTTTATCGTAAGTAGCCTTACGTGTTCGATCTGTTAGAGCCTCTACAGGGTTTTGTGCTGACAGAATATCATCTAACATAAAAGATCTAACAGCATTCAAGGTATCGATGTTACTACCATGAGTACGTAAGAAACGATCTACATTAGTTGGGTTACTGTACAGGTTGTTGACGATATCCTGAGCAGTCTTACCTTCTAATTGAAGTAGATTACCTTTCCTAGCCTCTGTAAAGGCATTATTGATTCTTACCTTCTGTGCATTCAGCTCAGTAACATCAGTAACTGCTTTACGGATAACATCAGCTTTATCACCCAGTAGAGCTAACTCTGATGAGTTTGATTTCAACCACTTCCTAGCAGCGTTAACATCTATAATACCGTTTCTCACTGCTGCTTTATCAAAATCAAACAAGAAAGCCTTCATTGCTAAATCAGCACCTTGTTCGCCAGTAACGTCCATAAACTGAGACAAAGCAGACTTGTTCTTTGTTAGTACAGGCACAATAGACTCATCAAACTTAGCTCTATCTACCTGCCTAAGTGCTTCTTCACCAAAAGGTAAACCAACACGGTTTAGATAAGCAGCATCAGCAGCCCTATACTGTGTTACAAAACCTTCAGGAAGTGTGTTGATAACACCATCAACCTTAGTCTTCAGTTCAGATAGTAAACGTACTGCATTGTCATCTTTAGTGTTTCTAAGCTGACGATTGATCTCTCTCTTTAGCGAGTCTAGATCTTCAATCGTTGCTGCTTTAAAGACCTGTTCACCACCTTCAGATAAAGGACGACCGAACTCATCAACAAGAGCACTTGGTTGTGTTACTGTCGGCTTAAACTTAGTTGATACATCATTCCATATACGTTGAAATGGGAAAAATTTATCAGCTACTTTTGTGTCAGTAACAAACTGATAAATATCCTCTACACCAGCAGCAGGAAGATTAATATTGTTTTCATTAGCAAAAGCAAATGCTTTGTTATATAAAGGAGCTACAGACTTTTTAGCTTCTTCTTCTTTAGTTGCAACTAAGTTAGCTACTCGTTTTCCTATGGTCTGCTGATCTTCGACACCTAGTTGGGATGCTTTAGCTATCTGAGTATCAATACCTCTTAACTTACGTTGCTGTGTTTTATCTAAAGGAATATCAGCTAGTGCATTACGTAGTATTGTATTAGCCTGTGTAGGATCACCGAACAATCTGGTAGCTCTTCCTGATAAGGCATCCATTGCTTGTTCAAACTGTGAACCATACAGATTACGGAAAGCAGGGTCTCTACTTGATAAGTTTCTAATCAAATCACCTAGTACAGGATTATTATTCAGCATTGCTGATGCTGGTAGCTGCACACCTGTGGTAGCACTGATCTGCTGTGATTTAGCTAATGCTTCAGCAAACTTAGGATCTGCCTGTGCTGCTGCTTGGAAGATAGAAGTTACAGTGTTGTCAGCTTGACGTAGAACCTCTTCTTCAGGAACAGTACCACGAATACGTTGCATCAGTGGTTTAGCCTGACCAGCCATTGCTGTAGCCCTTGGGATAGTTCCTTGAGCAACACCACCACTTATACCACCAGCTAAAGCACCAATAACTTGTCCTGTGTCACCAGCAACATTTTGACCAACTTGACCACCGAACTCAGCGGTAACCCCAGGAACAAAACCACCTAGTATTCTACGAACAACACCACCAGTACCAGAAGCAATACTAACAGGATCTAGTGCCGATTCAATACCAGCACCAATCAATCGACTACCAGTATCTGGAGGAGATATCTGCTGATAGCCTAGTGCTTGCTGTGATCGTTGCTGTACAGGCTGAATAACCTGTTGTTCTATCTGTTGCGTTAGAGAAGGCTGTGTAGAAGGCATTTGCATAGGAGCCTCCATACCACCCATGACTCTCATAGCCTGTGGAACAATGTTAGCCACTGCTCTCTTAGTTACATCAGCTAGATAATCAGTTGTAGATGCTCCTGTATCCTGCGGACGATTACGCTGAAATACTTGAGATAGTTCTTTAGGGGTTACTCCACCAGTTTTAGGTAAAGAAGCAGCAATCTCATCAATCTCAGCATCAGTTAGTGGTTGAGATGTTCTTACAGTTCTACCGTTAATGGTATAAGTAGGCATTCTTATTCCTTAGTCTTCGATAACGTACGTAGTACCGCTTGCTGTTCTCCCAGTCCTTCCTTTACCAGAAGAACCTCCTGGAGCTGTACCAAAGGCCTCGTCAAAGCTAGGGAAAATTTCTGCAGCATTTCCACCAGATTCTTTTGATATAGCGTTCCTAAAAGGGGTTAACCTACGTTCGTACTGTGCTTGTTCTTTTTTACGTAGAGCTAACAATACTGCTTTTCTGTCTTCGTTGGTAACCTTTGTATCTTTACCATTGATAAACTGTGTGATTCTGTTAGCAATACGTTGATCAAGAGATCCTGTGTTGGCCAATGCTTCGATCTCAGTCTTAGCTTTGTTAGCATCACCAAAGATAGAACTAATTTCTTGTCGTAAAGCAGCCTCACTAAAGGGAGTTCCTTGGTTAATCAATGTAAGAGAACTATCAATAGCTGTCACTCTGTCGTTGATTTGTTTTGTTGCTGCTTGTCCTTGAGCAACTAATGCTGCTGTTTGAGGTGTGTTTATAGTTATATTAGTGCTACTACCTTGTCTGATTTGACCAGTAAATGGTACTTGACTTCCATCAGCGTTGATAGTTACCTGCCTACTTGTATTAGGGTCTAAGTAAACAATTTGACCTGTTGTAGAAACACCGACTTTTTGAAGCGATTTTTCTTTAGCTGCCAAAGGAGCAAAGGTACTTTCTTTGTTGATAGCATTATCAAGTTCTTTTAGCTTTTGATCGATCTCTGCTAACTGCTGATCAGACTCTGCGTTAGGTCTTGCTGCACGTAGATCATCACGAAGCTTTTGTAACTTAGCTACTGTTGGTAGGTTCTCTGTCAGAGCTTTCCTAGCATCAGCCAATGCTTTAGTTGCCTGAGCACTCTTAAGACCAATCTCTGCTTCAGACTTCAGCTTCGTAGCTTTAATATCCTCAAGCTTTGCAGCAGTGACGATAGCTTTGTCAACCATACCTCTAGCTTGATAAGCATCGCTGAGAGCATTGTAGAGCTTCTCAGGGTCTTTAAAGTCTACGCCACTATCCTTTAGTTCTTTGAAGATAGCTTCTTGCTGTGCAGCCTCTTTAAGCCTAGGATCTTCGATACCGAACAAACCACCTAAGGCTCTACCAGCCTGTCTCCCACCCTGCAGAGCTACTCGTGTTAGCTGCTGCTCAGGTGTTAACTGAGCAAGCTTTGAGGTAATAGCTTCATCTTCTTGCATCAGTCCAGCCTGAGCCTGTGCCAAGCTAGGACCGAATAAACTCATTTGTTGCTGTGCCATTGTTGTTCCTTATGGTGCAATCAAGCCTTTAGATAATGCGTCAGCGTATGTCATATTCAACCCAGGTACAATATCACTAGGTCCGAACATACTACTTAGGATAGAACCAAACAGACTACTACCACCCGATGAGGCTGTGCCACCGGCTCCACCGAACAAAGACTGTGTTAGTTGCTGATTAGCTCCAGACCTTGCTGCAGTGGCTGCTAACTGTCTTGCTAACATGTCAGAAATACCTTGACGCTGTAGCGTACCAGAGGCTTCAATACCTTTAGACTGCATACCAGTAAGGAGATTCTGTCTTGCAAGGTTAGATGAAAATTGTTGCTGTGCTGCTTGCTGTGCTGTGGTAGCTAACGATGTTGCTGGTGCTAATGCTGCAGCACCCTGAGACAATAACGTACCACGTTCACCTAATGCAGCCTGTCTAGAAGCTAACTCACGTTCTAACTGTTGTCTTGCTATAGCTTGTTCTTGTGCTAACAGTTCAGGTGAAGAACCACCATAAGCAGCACCACTTACACCCAATCTACCTTGAGCACGTAAGCGTTCCTCTGTTGCTAATCGCTGACGAGCAATATCAGGAGCAGACAAAGCAGATAGCTTATTGTAATAATCTTGGGATAGTTGATCGACATTAGTTAAACCAGCTTGATTAAAAGATTGCTGTGCTGCTTGCATTGCAGCATTCTGAATATCTTGTCCACCTTGCCCGAACAGATTAGTAGTAACACCATAGGGAGTAAACTCACCTAGTTGCTGTCCAGTAGTTGTAGCTAACTGGTTATACTGTCCTTGGATGTTCGAAGCTAAGTTGTTGTACTGTTGCTGGCTTAGTTGACCAGAAGCTAACAAAGCATCAGCAGCCTCTTTAGCTTGTTGATAGTTTACACCAGCAGTGATCAGATTACCTACAGCATTAGAAGCATTACCACTAGTTAGACCTGTCAGTAATGTTCCTACAGCATCAGTAAACCCTTTAGTTAAGGAACTACCTAAATTAGAGAATAGTGATTCTATACCTGTAGGCACTGTAGGCGTAGTAGGTACAGTTGGTGTCGTTGGTGTTGTTGGTGTTGTTGGTGTAGTAGGAACTACCGGAGGCACTACAGGGGTTGTAGGAGTTACGTTAATGTTTTCATTAGCTATTTGATTAACTAAATCTTCAGTAGCTTGTGTACCTACAGTATCTAAAGTTGCTAACGTACCAGCACCTAGACCACCAGCAATAACTTCAGCAGGTATTGTAGCAGCAGGTAAAGGAGTACTTGTTACCGTTAATGTTGGAGTTGTTGTAGGTGTTAATAAACCACCTCCTGCAGCAGCTCCAGCAGCTAAACCAGCATCTAGTAAACCACCAGTTGTTGCAATAATTTCACTTGTCGCAGCAGGTCCAATAGCATTAAGTGTTGCTAACGATTCTGCTGATAAACCACCAGCAGCGATATCAGCACCTAAACCAGCAGCAGCTTCCGCACCAAACAAGCTTTCAGCTAGTCCAGGAGCAGCCACTAAAGCTGCCATAGTCCCTAACAAAACTTTACCGAGTCTTTCGGTTGTTTTATTACGATCAAGAACTCTTGTGCTTACTTCGCCTGTAGTAGGGTCTAAAAAGTCTGCTCTATACTGACCTTCTCCAATACCACTTTGATCTGGGTTTAATGTTGATACTTGAACACCACCGTCAGGTGCTCTAAAAGCAGTCCAGTTACGACCACCGAACTCAACCGAACCTGTTTTAATGTCTGATTGTATCCCTGGTTGTTCTTGGTTAGCTACTTCAGCATCCCACTGAGAGTTTAAAGACTTAAGCTGTGCTCCAAGAAACTCATTAGATCCTTTAAAAGCATTAGCAACATCGTTTAATGATGCTGTGCCGTTTTTAACAGCATCCACCCAATATTGTAAACCACCTGCATCAGGAGATCTTTGTAGTAATGTCTGATACAAACCACTAATGGATGTAGTAGCTTGATCAAAAGCGTTTCTATCTGCATCAACAGTGGCAGCAGGAATATCCTCTGACATACCACCATCCATCATTCTATACCCAGTCATTTGCTGAATAGCCATTATATGACCCTACCTGTTTTTACAAATACGTCCAATTGTTGAACTGAGATTGTCTCTGTTGCTATGTTAGCTTCAATACCTAACTGGAACACACCACCAGTGCCACTGATCTGTTTCTCTAACTTACGAACAGATAAACCAGTGTTGTAACCAGTGTTGTACTCATCAATATTGTATTGAGCTATGTTGTATTCTGCTCTGGTGATCGTTGGCAGTGTTGATTGACTACTTTTGTAACTGTTACTGTAGTCAGTAGCCCATCTAATATTGATCGTGGTATTGTTACCACCTATAAGAAGCATCGTCATCTTCTTTAGGATCTTGAAGATACCAGGAGCACCAGCATCAATGTTTGATGTGTAATAAGAGAATGTGTAGGCTGTGCCGTTATCACTTGCTCCTGAATACTGAGCAATATAGCCTGTACGACTAAAGTACAACTTCCTATCACTAGTAGCACAGAACGATATCGGTGCTATAGTCCATGTTGTTACTTTACAAGAACCATCCTGTAGCCTACTCTTTACATCAAAACAATATATTAACTTTCTTGATGGTAGGCTTAGTAAGTAAAACCCATCAGGATCTGAGTACACAGCTTTGATGTTGTCATCATTACCATTAGTAGCAACATCAGTGATTAAGTCATTCTTAACATTTCTAGAGATATCAAAGATAGGGTTTGACTTCTCTTGAATAACCCTAGCTAAACTCTTTACACCGCTATCTGACAAAAAGAAGATATCAGTACCAATATCCTGTACTGTATCTCTACTGATACAACCAACACCATCAATAACTTCTACTAAAGAAAGATTTGTTGTAGGATCACTTTGAGCACCGCTGTATACGATGATGGATCTTTTACAAAATATAATAAGGTATCCGTTAAAGGCTGCTAAGGCAGTGATGGTGTCAGTGCCATTAGTCAATACTTTTTCTATGTTGATAGATCCTGAAGAGCCTCCAGTCCAAGCAAAACCCTGCAGGGAATCTGACCATGTAACAGTACGTTTATCAGTACTTGTGTCAGCAACCCATAGACGACCAAAAGCACTTAATACTTCGTTAGCTAATGGGACAGTACCACTATAGCTAGCATAAGCGGACATCAGTGATATAGTGTTCGTACTGTGTACATATATCAATGGATTATGAGCACGTTGAAAGAAGTAAGTAAAACCATTAAAGTCTACTGCTTTCCAATTCTGTGCTGTCCAAGTACTACCAGTATACTTCAGTGTTAATGACGTTGTACCTGAGTAGATCTTATTGTCACCAATACTTATGATCTCTTTGGTTCCATCAGTCTTAACGACTTCTTTAATCAAAGAAGGCTCTGTGCTGTTAAACCCTGAAGAACTATTTACTTTAATCCAACCACGACGAGAGGCAATACGACCAAACTGATCAATAACAGCGTTCTCTGCCTTTAAAGCATACTCTTTAGGTAACGTAACAGAAGAGTCCTGTGTGTTTAAACCAAAGAAACCAGGAGCAACAACTGTTACTGGTCTTAGTTGATCAGCCATTATACTGCTTCCCAGAGCACTTGATCAGGCTCTCTACCAGCTTCAATGGATATGTAGTTAGCTAACACTTTACGGTATAGGTCTGCCTGCTGATCGGACATACGACCACCATCTTCTCCACGTTCGTTGATAGCACGTAGATAAGCACCTTGAATAACTACATCTGATGGTACATAGATAACATCAGTATCGTTAACAAGATCTGCCTGTGGTACACAGCAGTCAAACTTTAATGTATAGACTGCATCAGGGACAGGAAAGACATCAACAGACAATACACCAGCAGAAGATGATGTAGCCATTGCATAGCTATTAGGACGACCTGAAGGAGCACTTAGCACATTTAAGTACATGTTCATCTCAGGACCAGATAGCTGACGTAGATACCAATGTGCTGCTGGTATGTAAGCATCTTCAATCTTAGTTCTCAGGTTCGTTCCTGATAAAGCATAGTTAGTTGTAGTGGCTGCAGTGGTAACTGTGATGGTTTGTCGTAATACAGACCAATTCCAAGCATCTTCAACCTCACGCTTGGCTTCGTTGACCATATCACCAATAAGTTTGGAGTAATCACTTTGAGTGACTACAACAACCTCATCCTCACGGATTCGACGCAGCACACCATTAACACAATCAAGAAAGGTAGCCATTACCATTTCACCTTATTAGCCCAATAGGCCGCTGACATTTTACCTTTAGCGATATTTGATGCGTGTCTTGCTTTAAAGGCTTTATTCCGTTCAGAACCTTCAGGAGAACCTTTAACACCTTGTTGACCGAAACGAATCGTCTTAACTTGATCACCGTCCTTTGCTACAACAACGTGGCTCTTAGTAGGATGG